ACATATGCGCGAACTCAGGCAACCGTTCGATAACCTCCCCGGTTTCCTTATCCACATACCTGTAATGATCCACTGCCATATCTCCCGAAACCTTCTTCAATGAATAACGCGCAACATAAGCAGCAGACTCAAACGTCACACTCCCTACAGACGAAAAACCATGCGTCCAAAGTTCCTCTAACAAGGGTGACCGAAATAAACCTTTCCCAAAAGCAACACGATCAGGAAAATCGATCCCAAAAAGAATAGCGTGATAATGAGGCCTCCCAAGTTCATTGCCATATTCTCCACACATAAAGAAACGCACAGGAACCTTAACACGTTCCCTAAGACGTTTCATAAACAATTGAAAATCCCGATAATTCAGCGAAATCGGGTCAACCTTATAAGTAAGAGTAATAAAACAGTTCAACTCATGCAACTGGGACTCATGCATACACCTTGCAGCCCACATACGCGACCGCTCAAGACGGCAGCCAATACAACGACCGCACGGAACCTTAAAAATATTAGTTCCGACTTTCGAATGAAAAAAAAGCGTACCGGACTTTTCGTCACGGTACGCCTTAATCGGCCTATGACAAGCCAATCACATTCTCCAACCGCCACGCATGGGAGCCGAATTCATATTCGGCGCTTTCGTATGCCTTGAGTGCTTACGAAAAGAATGAGCCGAACGCTGCTTAGAAACAACATGCCGCTTCAATGGACGCATAATCAAACCTCCGGTTTAAGAACACAATCAAGACCCTCGGCCAGACGCACAGGGAAATCCAAACTCTCGAAACTCCCCGTATCTTCATGGTAGCACCCAAGATGGAAGATCGCGTAATCCTTGGGGTGAGAGAACAAAAGATTATTCGAGTCCTTCCGATTCACCTCATCCTCAAACGAGCGAAGAGCCTCGCCAAGAGCTCGAACAAAGATAGGCCGACCATACGCGCCAACGGCGCGATCAAGTACCGCAACAATCTGCAACTTCATTGCAACCGTCCAAGCAAAACATTAAGAGAATTAATCTCTTTCCAACGCAGACAGTAGATTTCGGAACCCTCCATCTCCTTTTTAACACTGCGTACCAAAGATTCACGCAAGTATTCGACAGACTTGCGAAGCCACAACCGTTCCTGAGCAGAAACGGTAACCTTAAAATCATCAGCCATAATTCACCTTTAAAAAGAGTAAAACCAAAATAAAAAGATGACAAGTTAATAAAACATGTCACCTAGCACAATTGTATCAAGTAGAAACATTGTGCTAGATATGACGAAACAATAAGAAGAACCAAAAAAACGTCAAAAACAGGCAACCTTCACGGATTCCTTCAGGGGCAAAATCGCCCCTGAGAGATCCGCTTCAGGTTTCCTTACCTACTGCCGCCTCGGCTTTCACCTCATCGACAAGAGCCATAGCCTCAGTATCAGGATTAAGCTTAACAGCTAAACCCATCTCACGCATACCATCAAGATTCTCAGGATTAGAGCAGTATTCAACAAACGCCTGAGGATCATTATGGAAACGATAACGTATAGCCGAAGGCAAACGCTCGAACTCTTCATTAGCTAAAGCCACAGAGTTCATCGCTGAATGAAAGTCGAACACGCCTTGAAAATCACCATACGTCGCCGGTCTGAGATCATCCGGCAACTTACCAGTCAAACCAAACTGACGAACAATAGTATTAATATCAGCCTCGTCAGCAAAACTTTGCTTAGTCCGTGAATCGTCGAGACATGCTAAACCAGACACAAAACTCGCCTTATCACGATCATAATTATAAGCAGAACGAACAAACGGCGCAACAGCAACAGCACACACCTCTTTCATATAACCTCCTAACGAGTTAAAGCACGTAAACCGATGGCAGAGCCAACAGCCTTGCCAAACGGTATCAAGTAGGGCAAACCTTGCCCAAAATTAGACCCATGCATAGCAGCCTCCGCCTTACCACGCGGAATCTCCAGCTGATGCAAATAAGCCTGAGCCTCCGTCAAAGCCTTAACGCCAGCATGCAACTGCTGAAGCCGATGCCTCTCTTCATCATTCAACCGCGTCTGCGACACTAAATAATCCATTTGCTCCCGCAAAGCAGCAATCTCAAAACCAACCTTAAACGTCAGCTCTTTAGCCTGACCAGTCTGGGCCTCAAGATGCCCAGCAGAAGCCACACCAGTACGAGTATCCTGGGCGGCTTTCTGAGCCAAAACATGGTTCAACTGCGTTTCACTCTCAGTTTTTTGCGTCTGGGCATGTACATTCTCAATAGCCGCGGCAGACGATAAACCGTGGATACCTTTCTCCACAGCTCCACCTGTAGGGTCAACACCTTGACCACCAACGCCACCTTGCATAGAACCGGCACCCTGCGTATATGCCAACATCGGATTAAGACCCGCCTTTTCCAAATCGGCGGTCGCCATCTGATATTTATTCCTATTAACATAATCCGCAAACTCTAGCTGCCTCTTCTGAGCTTTAACAGAAGCGCTATTGCTCATAATCCCAGACGCAATACCACCAACAAGGCCAGCACCAGCCAAAGCAGCGGAGGCTGGCCCCATAGCCGCCGAAGCGGCTGAAGAAGAGGCCATACCTTCCGCACCAAAATCCTCACCAGCACCTAAAGCCATAAAACCTCCTAAAAATGATCAATTAAGCCCGGCACAGAATACAAAGGCATAGGCCGAGCGGCCCGGATCGAGATAAACGAATCGAAAATAAACTGCTGCCCCAACGCAGCAGAACCAACAGCCACAACACGATCCACAGGCGGCGTATCTTGAATAAACGTAGCATTCAAGGTAGGCAACGTTGTAAACCGCTGAGACAAGTGCCATCCATCAAGCGTACCAGTAGAAGTAGAACGGAAAAGACCAGTAATCTGACTCGGATGATACCGATACTCCGCCCATCTCTCTTGATAACCAAAGACAGCAGCATCGTTCGGAGAACCATCGCAATAAATCTCCTGATTAAGTACAGCCTGTTCACCAAGCATCGCAAAAGCAGGGAAATAAAAATCGTAACGAGTCGAGCGTGCCCACATCTTACGCAAACCCTGTTGATAAGATAGATCAGCACGCACAGAAACAAGTCCAATAATATAACCATGCTCTGTAAAACTTTGAACAAATCCATTATTAACACTGGTAACAGTACCTATAGCAGATAAATTACCCATTGGCGTACTACCTCCTGTAATCCCGGTCGCAGACTGCTGAGCAATGGGATTAACAACCACAGGAGAAGAACCACCGCCCAAATATTCAGGACGCTGTAACCGAGAATCCGGCGACTGAACGCCGAAATGCGCGCGAATAATTTCCGTATAACGAGTTCCGCCACGAGCATCCCTCTCAAGTAATTTCTGTATCTGAAAGCTTTGCCGCAACTGATTAATAGTCGCAGCAGTAGCCGCCGTTAAATCAGCATACAAGTTAGACGGATACATCTGACTCACAACAGAACCAGAGGCCGCAGCCGAGTAATAAGCAGTACCACCTGACGTATCGATACCTACATCGCGGTTAGTACCCGCGATAGTTGCACCCGTGGCATAATCCTTCCACGTCAACGCAGGATGCCCCATACCGACAGTAGCAGAGGCAGCCGTCGCCACAGGGGCCATAACTCCCAGGGGCATAGTCACCGACGGGCCTTTCTGGGGCCAAGGCAGGCAAGACGTAAAATAATCATGGCGTTTACCACGCCTCAACAACGTGTAATTAGCAACAGGATCAGCAGTATCAGCAGTAGAAACTAAAACCGAATCCTGCAAATTCTCATCTCTAAACCACTCATTATAAATGAGGTTATAAGCACGTAACGGCAATGCAGAATGCGTAAAAGTATTACCAGCCGCAATCTGCCCAACCGTAGGCAATCCAAAATGATCATAAATAGAACCAACAGCATAACCACCTGTAGAACTAACCATCTTAGGTATTAAAAAATCAATGGAGGCCGATGGAGTCGCCTGTTCACCCATGAACCGTCTCCAATTAGCCCATATCAACCGATTCGGCACAAAAAAGAAGAACGAATCCAAAAACATATTATCCATAAGCGGAAATATAGGCGTAGCCAACCTAGCGAACATAGTTGCCTTAAGATTAAAAGTATCACCCGGCAACACTTCATCCACATAAATAGGCACCAAATAACCCGCATCAAACGTAGTTTTATGCGTAGTCTGCATCTCAAACGACGAACGCGGTATATCCGCTTTCGGAATCATTGCAAACTGATGAACATCAACACTCTTATTTCTAAACATTTTAAACCTCCTAAAATTTATTCCGTTTATACATCCGTTCCCTACTCTCTTGCACAGCACGACGAACTTCATTGCGTGCATCCGTCGTCTCACCAAGAGGAATATCCAACGCTACGTCCCTCCTGGACACCTTCAGACGCTCGAAACCCTCCGGGTCGAGCTTCTTATACTTCTTATCGTAATAACGCGGCGCACGGCCCTCAAAACCGCGTACTACCATACTCCCGTCAGGATAAACATCCGACATATAACGATCCAGCCAAGCAGCACCAATACCGGGCTTTAAAGACATATGCGCGAACTCAGGCAACCGTTCGATAACCTCCCCGGTTTCCTTACCTACTGCCGCCTCGGCTTTCACCTCATCGACAAGAGCCATAGCCTCAGTATCAGGATTA